GCCTGTACGGTTACATGTATGTTTTGTGTTACCCCTTCTCTGACTCTTGTTGCATTTGGATTGTATGGGTTTTCATGTGCCGGAATAACAGCTTCTCCTTTATGGATTAAAGCAATTCGGTCAGAAGGCACATAATCAATACCAGAAGCATAGGAATATCGAACTCTAGAGCCTGCGTTGTTAATAGTATTAGTCATGCTGCCTACGTTAGTTCCGATATTGGCTATGGTTTTATTCATTTCATCTCCTTTGCCTACGATTACACCGATTATAGCAGCTAAAGCAATTAATGCAGCAGTAACGCCTACTATTATAGCTGTAGTTTTTAGCATAACAGGATTCATAGCAGAAAATGTTGTTATAAGGCTCCCTATAGATTTCATAACGGTAACAGCTACAACAGCAATACCCCCTATAATTGCAATTGTAGCTAGAATCTTAGGGTCAATCTTATTAAGGAATTCAAAAAGCTCCGTTAATACTGGCAGCATTACCATTGCTAAACTATTTTTAAATGATTCAGCTTGTTTATCAAATTTCTGCATAGCATCATCTAATGCTCCAAGAGATTCCAATGTATCAGCATCCATTACATAGCCTAGTTCGTGTGCTTCCATACCTAATTCCTTCAATCTTTGGCTACCTGCTTCTATAAGAGGATTGAGCTCCCTTGCGCTTCTTCCGAATATATCCATTGCTATAGCATCCCGTTCTGTTTCATTTCTTACACGACCGAGAGCATCGATGATTTCATAAAACATTTGCTCACTGTCTTTGAGTTGCCCGTAACCATCATAGATGCTCACATGGAGTTTTCTGAAGGACTCCGATGCAGTCTTTGATCCATCCTTGGCATCTCCCATAGTCTTTATCATTCTTGTCATGGCCCCAGTCATAGTATCAACAGATACATCTACAAATTCAGATGCATACTCCAATTCCTGCAATGTATCTGTCGCCAAGCCTGTAGTACTGGACAATGTTAATATCTCATCCGCTGTTTGTGCTGCATTGACTGTCAGTTTTGTTAATCCCGATACTAAACCGGCAGTAATACCAATCAAGGCCATAGTCGATACCTTTTGTGCATCCAATGCCTCGATTGCTTTTTCTGCACCAGCAGGCAATTCTATCCCTAAAGAATTTATCACATCGCTTAATTTGCCGCCCAAGGTTTGAGTCTGCTCTGCTACCTCATCCTCTTTTAAACCGTATTTCTCCATGTCCTCTGTAGCTTTTTTAAGGGCTTCAGAGTTATCTTGCAATTCCTTTTCCATTTCAATTAGTTCAGCTTCTGCTTTATTAAGGCTGACTTGCCACTTCATCGTTCTTTTGTCAGCTTCACCGTATGTGGTTGCAGAATTAGCAAGAGCTTCTTTAAGCTTTTCTATCTTCTCTCTCTGACCAGAAATCTGGTTTTCAAGCACTATCCCCCGTTCTGTTAACGCCTTAACACTTGTAGCATTATCGGAATATTTTGCAGTTACCAGCTGTAATTGAGAGGCTGTAACTCTCAATCCAGCATTTATTTCAGATATTGCTCTTTTAAATTCTTTTTCCCCATCCAGTGCAATGGTTGCCCCCATTGAATAAGCCATTATATCACATCCTCTCCGGGGATAATGTCGTCAGGGCTTTCATATCGTTTATCTAGACCTAAAATATATTTATACTCCTGCCATAATAAAAGCAGTTTTCGCATTGTCATTCTCCATATTTCCCGCTCAGAATAATTCATGATTTTTCCAATGATAATAAGCTGCGCAAAGTTTATTTCTGGTTTTCTTCCCCAGCTATCTTCTTCCTCTGCGCAGCTGTCATTTTTTTTTCAAGTTCTTCGGCCATTTTTTCTACTTGTTGTATCTTATCTTCAGGCAATCCTTTTAGCATTGCCTCCTGCACTTTTTTCTGCAGTTCATTTACCCCACCAATACCTACTACCAATCTCCCTAATTTTTTCTCATCCAGTAATGGTTTTGGATTGTCTGGGTGTTCTTCATTCCAAATTTCAGCATCTTCGTTGAGCATCTGAACTGCAAGCCATTTTAATGTTTTGACGTTTCTAAAAGCATCGTTTAGGATATTGTCCATTTTCCCAAATTTCTCGACACACGCTTCAAGCACATTCAAAGTAAAAATAAGATTTCTTTCAACATCAAGCTTAATCTGTACTCCCATATTCTTTATATCAGACATAATAAAAGGCGGGATTATGCCCCGCCTTCACCCCCTCCTTCTGCTGCAATATTTAATTCTTGTGCCAGCCAAGCTTTGGCTGTAGCCAAGCTATTTACTGTTATTTCTTTTTTCCAGACTCCATCAACTCTTCTAAATATTCTTCCTTCTATTTGCGGAGTCTGCCAGTTGATCTGTTGTCCTTTAGTTTCTGCACTTTCGTTAGGCTCTCTAAATTGTATCTTAGGTAGTATTATTGCTCTATATAGTCTAACTTTATTTTTTATTTTTGGCACAATAAAGCCAAAACCAAAATACCCGGGCATATCTTCGTCTTTGCTTACCAAAACATTGACCTGTTCTGTATTAACAGTGACGGTTTCAGTGGTATTTCCTAGCCAATCCGCTTTTACTGTCTCATCAAGGTCATCTGCTGTAAATGTAAAAGTTCCATCAATAAACTCTTTTACGGATTCAGCTGCAGTATCGTCAGCATATAAGATCGATTCAGCTATATTGAGATTCATTTCTACATTTATGGCTTTTGCAGCTACCTTTCCGATGCCATACTGAAAAGTACCAGCCATATCATCTTCAGTTAGCGGTGCATAAACCGGATATCTTAATCCTATCGAAGCCATACTTCGACCTCCATTCTATTTATAATCTAGAAACTTCTGAATCAAATATTCTCTGCATTTCTCTATTGATTCCATCTTCCGTCTGCTCTACAGCATGACGGACAAAAGGCCTTTTAGGTTGATCTGATTTACCATGTTCCAGGATTGCGGCCTTTAGGCCATTGCTCACACCTTTACTATCCTTGCCTTTAAAATATATCCGTATATACAGATTCCCATTTTTATTTCTTTTCGGTTTATCTATAGTGATGGACCTTTCGAGCGCGCCTGTGGGGTAGCTTTTACGATTGCTTCTATTAGTATATAGAACTTTTTTAAGATTGCTATCTACTTGCGCCCGTAATATTCTAGCTCCAGCATTAAGCATCTTCTTTCCTATTTCTTCACCCTGGCTACCCATTTTTTCTAATTTTCTAATCAGATCAGTCGGAATGGTTACCTCCATTTTAGCCAATGCCATCTACCTCCCAGACCCATTCGTAGTGGATATAGCCTGTATCTCGTTCGTATAGGATATTATTTAGTCGCCAAGATATATCAGCAGAATCTAACTTGTCCTGGATAACTTGCACTATTAGATCATATTCAATCTTTGTGAAATAGTCTATAGTTCCTTGAATAGACTGATTCTCTTTCTTATCATCAGCATAATTGGAACTGCCTTCGCTATCCTCTGCCCAAACAATATATTTATCTTCTGTTCCTGCTTTGAAATAGTGGTAAACAGGAATACCATATTCGTTATATATTTCTAAAAGCAAATCCCTCAAATCAACCAATCTCATATTCCTGTTCCAGCCTTTCTAAAGATAAGTCCATAACACTCATATCTTCAGGATATTGTATCTGGACTATCTTGTATTGTTTCCCGTCATTAGGAATAGCTATGTCTTGCGTAGATACATTTCTGCGCTCCGGGACTCTTAAAACATGGTTAATACGTATATTATCCTGCAAAGCTGCCCAATATCTGTTTACACCTACGGTCCGTTCTTTATAGCGCAAAGTTTCTTTTAATATCAGACCGTCTTTAGGCATATTCCCCGGCTCCGCTATATTGTCAATCTTATAGATTTTTACAATTCCATCATTAAATGTCTGGGTTTTGGACGGCATAATCTTTCACCTCCTGCGCTATTTGCAATGACAGGAGTTCGTGCTGGTAATTGATTGCAAATTCATTTAAAGCATTTGACCGCACATACCGGCAATAGTCAAAGAGTAGTTCACGGGGCTTATCTTCCACTGTATAATCCAGTTCAGCGCCTGCTACGCTGTTAATGTATTTTATCCCACGGGCGATAATGCCGGAGAGTTTTTCATCTCCGGTAGGATCGTCCCATGTTATATCAAGATAGTTTTTTACTGCTTCAAGCAATCCTACTGGTAGGCTCATATTCTCACCTACTTCTTTGTTTTACTTTTTGGTTTCTTGCCCTCTACTATTCCCTTAGCTGGAAGCGATTCAGATGGTTTTATTTGTTCTACAAAAGGTCCAAGAGCGGTTGAGTTGATTTCCTCGAACCGCTCTTTGGTTACTTCTATTTCCTGTCCCTTCTGATAAACAACCTTTGTATGCTTATCCCTAAACGTTCGTATGACTCTCACCTTCATACCGTATCACCTACGCCTGAGGAGTGCCGCCCGGGAAATCAGAAGCATTGGTTACGTATACCTTTTGTACAGTAGGCTCTAATCCAGAAATATCTGCAAGTACGAAAGCATTTTCATCAAGCGGTCGGCCATTGCCATACAGTTTAATCAGATATACTCTCTGGTCCTCTAGGAACTTATATTCGTCTGAATATTCTATCCTACCACCTCTAGAAGTACCTAAGCCAAAGAAGTAACGATTAGCAAGGCCAAATACAGCATGTCCTGATGGCACAGCAGGCGAAATTACTACATCAACAGGATACGGGAATACATTAGTATTATATCCACCATTTGTGGTGCGTACAGTAGTTGCTGGGAATACCTTTGTGTAATAATCAGTCGGATTCACTACCATCAGTAATCTAGATACCGCACGGCGTTTGTTATTTGGACCTTGTGAGACAGTATTGAGAATGTTGCCAATTGCTTCAGGATCAAGAGATGTAATAGCTACAGGAGTCTTTCTGGGATATACCCCATCAACTGCACCAGAAAGAGCACGCGTCATACCGATAGGTTTACCATTTCCATCGCCATCAACTATAGCAGCTTCAAGTTCGCTAGCCAATGCTTCTGCTAGTATAGTCCTTACATAACGATCAAGCCATTCGGGTCCAAGGTCCAACATGGCTTTACTAACTGGAATAAATGCCGATAGTTTCTTTTGGTCTAGTTTCATTACTGCAAATGCGCCAGAAAGCTCATCGCTTATTGCATCGGTAAGTTCTCCCCAGCCTGCTACTCCCGAAGAGGTACTTACAAGAATCTCAACTAGTGCACCGGTATTTTGGAAGTTAATAGCACTAAGCAATGGATGATTCTCTGTCAAGTCTTCAAAAATCGCATCAATAACAGTTTTAGGAAGTACATTTTCAATATCAACCAATGCCTGCTTGGGATTGCTGGACTTCATAGCTTCAATAACTTTCTGATAATATTCTGTCTCTTCGCTGGTAAGTGCCCTAACTCCACGCCCAGCAAGTATAGCATTATCATTTGACTGGATAAGGCCTTTTGCTTCTGCCAATACTGCTTCCTGTAGCATTTCAGTAAATTCAGTAAAAGCCTGCGCAAAAGATTCCTCGTTTCCTTCCTTTACAGCTTGGTTAATACGCTGTAAAATTTCTGCTTTCTTTTGTTTTAATAAATCTAAATTCTTCATAAATTCATCTCTCCTTTACATAAAAATTAGCGAAATAATGCCGCTATAAATTTTTGTGGTTTATTTTCTTTTGGTGGCTCTTGTTTTTGGATCGAGTTAAGGTTAGGTTTAAGATTGCTTTCATTAGCATTTTTTACTAAATTAAAAAGCGCCTTTCTAGCACTTGCAGCAGCCTTATCGTTTATAGCTTCACCTACAATAGATGTAGCAAAACCCATTTCCAATGCCTTGCTAGGTAGTATCCAGGTCTCGTTATCAAGCAGCTCCTTAATCTCATCTTCCGAGATATTAACCCTGCTTTTATATGCCTCAATAGACGCCTGTGTAATTTTATCTAGGTCATCAGCATCTTTACGAAGCTGTGCGGCGTTTCCGGCAGTGCGCATCCATGCGTTGTGAACCATAAGCAGCGATGCAGCATTCATGATACGTTCGTCTCCAGCCATAAAAATAACGGATGCTATACTACAAGCGAATCCGTCACAGTAGGTTCTAACTTTAGCTTTATGATTTCGGAGCATATTGTAAATTGCAAGCCCTTCAGCCACTTCACCACCGTAAGAGTTAATGTGGACATTGATGAGCTCAACCTCTGGATCAAGTCCCTGCAATTCCTTCGTTAAGGTGTAACTCGACACATCATTCTCGAACCACTCCCAGGAAGTAATATCACCGAAGATGTATATATCCGCTTCTTTGCCGCTTGTTTCCAGAGCATAATACTTATTCTTCACCATTCTCACCTCCCTCCAGCGCTTTCAAAGCGTTTTCTACAGTCTCATAATTTTTTGTTATAAAGTGCTGATTTGCCCAAGGCTCATTAATAGGCTCATCTCCCACGGCCTTGCGGATATCGTTGATGCAGAATGCGCCGCTGCCGATGAGCTTGTCTATCGCTGTTGCAACACTTAGCAGGTCAACATGCTTGATGCACTTCGTATCAATCTTGAGGTATGTACCTTTGGCAAATCCCTCGTATCCATTGCGCTTGCGGTTGATTTCCTCTGACAGCATGTCAGTAAGAGGATCAATGCAGAATGTCAGCAACTGGTCAACTGCCTTTGATGTGTCCTGGACATCGCCCCGGAGCAATGCCGGAGGAATGCCGAAGGCTCTGGCGGTAAAATCAAAAATGTCGTCAATTTGCGCCCTGATGTCTCTT